TCTGCATCTGTTGTAACGAACCAAGCATCTGGATCAGACAGTCGTTTCCAAACCATATAGTCTTGGATGTCGCCTCTTTGATTAAGTGCATTGATGTTACGGTCAGCTGTATTGGTTTGCCAGTTTTTGTTCTCCGATACACGACAAGCTTCATACTTAAGTGCCGTAGGGACCACTAAGAATTTAGTATTGTACATGCTCTTTAAACCATCTGGATTGAGGAAATTGTCTGTCAATATCACCATGTTTTCTAGCGCATCTTCAGAAAAATCTTGGTCTGTTGCCAGTCTGTTGGAACTGGTTCCACCTGCTTGAAGCGGATGACTAGTTGAAATCAGTACTTGACCATCAGGACCTGTTTCTCCTGCTAAGAAAGCATTGTTGAAGATTTCTGCTCGTTTTTCATCTTTGGTGTAAACGAGTGCTTTAGCAATACCAGAAGCGTACATTGGAAGTAAATCCTGATACACATTATCTTCTATAGCTTCTAGTGTCAATCTAGCTGCTTTTTGGTACAAATGAATTGCCCATCGAGTGTTACTTTCTTGATCAATAGTGTCACAGTTGATTGCTTCACCTTCACCTTTCAGTGATGCTTCACCCATTCCTGCTAAAGTTACAGATTCGTAGAATCCTTTGCTGTTGGGGTCTTTTTTGGTAAACAGGGTTTCACCTACATTACCATACATTTGATTGAAATGATCAATAAAACTGTCAACTCCGTACTGCAAGGAACGTGGGATCGAACCTGTAGTAGCTCTACCTGAATTAGCCATTTAGATTATACTCCTACCGTTCCGAGATCGTTACCGAGCTCACTTTGATTGATTCTAACCAAAATCTTTTGATTAGCCACATTTAGTTCATTACTTGGGCGCAAATCATAACCTATGATTTTAACCTGTAATCCTGCAGTGGTTGCCTTGGTTGATGTATCAACTTGCATAGCCGATTGACCTGTAGTGGTATTACCTGCTCCAACTATGATGTCAGCATTTAAGCCAATATCAACGTCTGCTAACACTCCACCATCATCATCACTTTGGATGCGATAGATGTCTTGATGATTTGCTGGTTTGATCATTACATACATTGATTCGTTTGCTTTCCTGTACCGTTTACCTAGGTCCATACCAGTTGCTACCATTGCAGGACAAAACCCTTGAACAATCCCATAAATTGGGTCTGTTGCAGCACATTGTGCCACAGTTTTCTTCCTTGGATTTCCCGTAGTGTTTCCAGCGGAACCGGCTGTTTTAACAGCGTCTCCGACGAAAGTTGCGGTTGCATCTGACATAAAACATACTTCTAATGGTGTTAGGCTGTTGTCTTCAAATAATTGAAAACCAAAAGGCGAATTTACATTAGCCATTACTTGTTTCTCCGTTTATGTTTATTTTAATTTAATTCTGCTCCTGTAGTAATGACTGTATTACCTCGTTTCACTATTTTTTCTCCTCGTCGCTGAGATTCTTTCGCGTGTGCCAAATCATTTTCTTTTCTTCGATTTGCTCCGTTTTGTGCATCCAGAGTCCATAGAATTCTCATAAGAATTTGATCATGTCCATCTGAAGTTGTTTCCACACACATTTGAGGTCTGAGCTTTTCTTCTTTGGAATTTGGGGTGAATAATCTGTCGTCTCTGTTGGGTTCGGTGGTTTCTACAACCTCCCATCCACTTCGCAGATATCTTTGCACCCTGTTAGGGTCGGTTTTGTATGTCATTATTACATTCTTATACCTATACGCCGGGTCTCGATTTTCAACTTGGTGAATATCTTGTACCTGAGGTATTGGTCTGAATCGTGTCCTTAACTTTGCGTCTTTACTCATTTTAATTCTCCGTCTTTCTTCAATTGATTAATAAAATCATTCATCGTATACTCTTTATCTCTTCCACTCTCTATAATTCTCTTAGTGGCACTGTATGTGTCCTTTAATTCTTGTGAGAGACCTTGAAACGTGCGTTTCACGGAAGATGCTTGTATGGCTGTCTTATTAACTGAAGAAGCTGCAACTGAGGGTCTAGCCCTTGATGTTCCACCCATTACTCTTTCTGGATAGTCATATTGCATTCGAGTTTCAATCTTTTGTGCTAACTCTTCATAAGAAGCGTTAGGGTATATCCTTTTAAGTTCATTATCTATCTCAATGGCTCTATTCTTTAAATCGGGATTCCGATCATTGAACCAATGTTGGTTTCTTTCTACAAACGCAGTTTGTGCTGCTTGTTGCGCTTGTTGATTCTGCTGTGCTTTAGAGGTTTGTTCACTGTCCTGAAGCCGGGTAAGCTCTTTGGTGTAGTGAGACACACCCTCCATATCCATATCACTTTTTGAATCTGCCAAACGAGTTTCTAGCTCTTGTTTAGCTCGTTCATACTCTCTTTCTGATGTACGCTTCTGGTATTCTACCAGTGATTGTATTTCTCTATCCCGTTGATCTACCTTCTTCTTCAACGAGTACAGTTGTTCTATTACCTTACCTGTTTTATCAAATTCTTCTGGGGTTTTATATTTAGCTGGATCATTGCCAGCTGCTTCCCATTCTTCTTTGGACAAATGTCCATATTTCTTGGCCCGTTCAACTAATTCACTTTGTGAATTATCGTCCTCAGACGACTCATTGTCAACTTCTTTGTCAACAATCTCTTCTTCATTATCAACTAATGCTTCCTCCGCTGTGATAAGTTCTCTGTCAAGCTCGTCATCTCTTTCTTCAACACTCATTGTTGTTTCCTTTCTATAAATTTAATGCCATCATCTGTGATTAAATAGTATTCACCTTCTGTATCCATACGCCTACTCTGATAAGGAATGAAATGCACTATATCTCCAATATTAGGAGGTTTAATGTCTTCTCCATATGTCTCTTTAAATTTACTTCCAAAAGCATCAGAAGCCATCTTAACTATCACACCTCTACTGGCCGCTCCTGCAAAGGCTTTACCTTGTGTTTCTGTTAAGACAATCATACTATCTCTCGATAAACCTAGGTCTTCTTTAACTTGTCCTAAATCTACTTGAATGAGAACGTGTCCATTAACAGGTTCACCTCTTAATACATCTTCTTTACTAATCGCCATCACTATATTCCTTGATTTCTTTTATCATCAAAATGACTTTCCGTATTCCATCTAAAAATCCAGATGAATATGAAAAATCCAGAGCTATCTTTTCTATACTTTTTTCTTGTAAGTGAGATCCGTTCGTTATATCTTCTACTAACTCCTCAGTTTCCGTATTAAGAAGTTTTAATACCTTTCGTGTTTCACTGCTATGTAACCACATGTCCCAATCATTCATAAACTAACCTCCAGGTTTCTGTCTAGCTTGGATTGCTAATTGCTCCCTACTTACTACAATCTTTTCTTCTGCTACACGAGCCATTCTCTGTTGAACGTCTGCGTATTGTTGGTCTTTATTAGCTGTTGCTATCATTTCTTGTTTTTTAGCTTCTGATTCATTGATGGCCAGCTGCAACTCTTGTTGTTTAATTTGAGCTTTGAGCATTTCTATATGTGTCTTCATGCCTTCTCGCTGTTCTTTCAGTTGATCCATTGGTTGCTGTGCTGCAAATTGTTGTTGTTTCAGCTGCACTTCTGCCATCTTAGGATCAGGAGGAGGCGGCTGTGGTGGTTGTATCAATTCCTGTGGATTATCTATTTGCAGTCCTTTGAGGATACGCATAGCTAGTGCAGGCATGTTTAAAACGTTTGCAAGCGGTGTCTGAAGCATTTGCTGCAGTGCCTGTATCTTCATATACACATGAGCCTCTGAGCTCTGTGTAGGGTCTGCTACGGGCATTATATCCAGTTCTGTAGCATCAAAGATGGCTTTACTTACTTGAATGTTTAAATCGTTATATTTAACAAATCTCTCTAGGCTGCTGAACTTACCGTAGAGATAAAACATCATCTTGAATTCTTTCTTTAACGAATGGAACAGTTTCTGCACCATAGGCTTGAATGCCCGTGTGCCCTGTTCAACAATTGCTAACATGGTTGTGGCCGGAACGTTTTGACCTTCCGAATCTCCCATCAGAGCTTGTGTTACAAAACCCGTCTCTTTTCCTGCATCTATTAATAGACCTAATAGGGAAAAGAGAACTTGAGAGGGTTCTTTAAAGGGCAGGGGCATAATTTGGGAACGTATGTCAACGTTAGGAGGTATTTCAAGTTGAGTAAACTTTCCCAGCTCCTGCTTTATTTCTCGTTTCTTTGTTTTGAATGCTTTGGTTGTAAAACCACCTTGTTGATTCGCCAAGGTACCAGAATCAATCAGCTGTCTTAAGACGGATGTAATAGATTTGTTCTGATGAAATAATAAATGGTTAAGACCCATGCTGTGGTACTTACCTGCTGGATCATCTATGCAATGATAGTCTATTACATATGGACGTGGAATGATTTTCTTAACCTTTCCTTTAGCATTGACGTGAATATCTTCTACTTCATATCCTGCGTATATTCCCAATACTGTTTCTGAATCTTTGTGGAAATAAACTATATAGGGTTCTTGATAATCGTCATCATCCAGGTCAATATAACAGAACTGTTCTAAAATCTCGTATACTGGATTTGTATCTGTAAGGTCTTGGTCATCGTCTTCGTCTGACGACGAACCCGGTTTTAAATCATCAATATCCATGTCTGTGAATTTACCAGATCGAATATTTTCCATAATTTCATTCTTAGTCATATAATTACGTATCGTAATTCGACGAGCTTTATCTATGGATGCTGTGTTTGTGTTAATTATAACGTCTTCTGGACTGAGCACTTCACTGAGTACTTTGTCTTGGCCGTCATCAAAAGACAGTTTTCTGTATCCTGTTCCCCAAGCACTTACCATATGTATTAACTTGTGAGATTCTTTGAGCCAGCTGTCAGAATCGATGAGCAAGTCGTATGAGAAGAACGAGCTTACCATTTCTGCTTTAACTGCTTTCGAACCATCTGAGTCTGGACCCAATACAGCACATTCTGCCACCTTATTATTTCGCACCAGATGCGGAATAAGACGGGATGCTAATTGTATAGTTGCTGATGCTAATAATGGATATATAACTTTTGAATGGGCATAATTCTGTGTTCGTTCATTATTCGTTTCTGCCTTGATCATCTTCAAGGCTTCTTTGTTCATGTCAATCCAATCTTTGCAGGTTTCTTCATCTATCTCAAAACCGCGTGAAGCATCTGTTACTATATCATGAAGTTGTTCATCATCAAGTGATGTTGCTATATTGTCTGCTTGAACGAACTTTAATAGTTTTTCTATACCCACTGTACCTCTCTCCAATGTATGCTATACTGTCCATTAAGCGACTTAATGTATAGTGTACTGCTCATTAATAACCGGTGATGGGATCAATGTCCCTTGATTCTTTGTAATCTTCATATGGATCAATGTCTGCCATTTCCATATCATAATGTGATACAGCAATCATTTCAAATATACTTATTCCATATCGCAGTGCATCTAGTAGATGGTCATCCTGATTGCGAGCAATCTTATTAGGGTCTTTAGCATCATATCTGTAAACCCTGAATTCGTCTAATAACATATGCAGATTGTTAAAGAACTTTAACGTTCCTGCTTCTAACATATTGTATATTTGGCTGATACCTGTTACAATACTATTATATCCTGGATGAAGATCAAGGCCGAGACTGCGATAGTAGTCAATTCTCATTCTGCCATCATCTCGTCTGCCACCGCCTGAGGGATCTGCAGCGCCTGCCATCCACTCACCTCGTTCTTTGATTGCATATGCGTGTTGGCTATCTGGCAGCTTACCTCGTTTGTATTCTGAGTAGACGTATATAACTTGTGTTACTGGGTCTTGGGCCAACCATAGTGCTGACGTTTCGTTCCACCCAAAGTCCATACAGTATGCACGTGGGAAATAATCTGGTATCTCTATCATGCTCACTGTGACGTCATCTTCCGATATCGGATAGACTCGTCCTGATCCTAAAGCTGGAATGCCTTTCGTCCTCGCGTCGCGC